TAACACTTCTAATAGCACTAACGCTACTCATGCGAACAGGTCACAATTTTGTGGGGTTTATGACAGCACAGATCAGTTTACTAAATTTAAAATATTTTTAAACTCAGGAAGTGCCATGAAAGGAACAGTAACATTATATGGAGATTTAACAAGCTAATGGCATATTCAGTAAATAATGAAACAAAAGTAGCAACTTATAATGGTAAAGAGTTTGCACCTAAATGTGTTGACAATGTAGAAATAGCTTTAACTGAAAAAGAATGTAAAGAATTTCAGGCAGAAATAGATGCGTGGGTAGGTAAAGAGTTTGAAAGGGCAATGCGTGATTTAAGACAGGAGAGAAACCAAAAGTTATCTGATTGCGATTGGGTTGTTACAAAATCTCAAGAAGATGGAACTGAAATACCTAGTGCATGGAAAACATATAGACAACAACTAAGAGATTTAACTAATGGTTTAACAACTAAAGAACACGTTAAAGAAAAATTAAAATATGATGAAAAAGGTGTTAGGGTTAATTATCCTCAAGAACCAAAGGAGTAAAATATGGGCTACTTAGGCAATCCAATCGTACAGGGTAACTTTTCTCAAATCGATGATTTGAGCGGAAGCTTTAACGGTTCAACAACACAGTTTACAATACAAGTGGGCAATGACACACAGATCATTGGTAGCTTGGCACAATTACTGATTCATATTAATGGCGTCTATCAGGTACCAGGCACTGCGTTTACCGCAGGATCAAGCTCGGGTACAATAGCATTTACCACAGCTCCTGCTTCAGGAGACACATTTAGTGGTATTATATTTGGTGATACGTTTGATGTGGGAGCACCGACAGATGCAACCGTGACAGCAGCCAAACTCACCAGTATTAATGGTGCGTACAGAAATGTGCAAACATTAACAGGGGGACTTTCTATTGCAGCAAGTGAAAATGCAAGTATAGTAGGTCCTGTAACAGTGTCCTCAGGACAGACAATAAACGTAGCTAGTGGTGGAACACTGGTGATATTATAAGGAGTAAACAATGGCAGATTGTGCACAAGCAATACAGTCAATCGGCACTTACGAATTTGTTATTCGTGGTAATGTGACTACTGAGGCTGAGTTCAACTCAAACGTTGAATGGGTTGTCGGTAAAGACTCCAACAACACAGCTATTATGGGTGCAAAGCCAGATGCTGTTACTTGGACTAAAGTCAAAGCCGATATGGACAAACAAGATGCATTTGCATCACAAAAAGTAATCAACGAAACTGCAAGAGCTTATCTTGCATCAACTGATTGGTATGCAGTCAGAGCAGCAGAGGGCGGAACTGCTATGCCTTCTGATGTAAAAACAAAAAGAGCAGCAGAACGTGCTAAAGTTGTGGATTACGCAGACTTTAGTGGATAGGAGTAAACAATGGCAC